CGTGGAAGTACATGGAGAGCCGTAAAAAGCTGGTGGCCGACAAGATGGCCTCAATGATTTATACATTGTGGTTGGAAGAAGAAATCAACGCTGGTAATGTTCCGTTACCGCCGGGCATGACTTGGCGTGATTTCTACGACCCGATGAAGCGCGATGCCCTTTGCAACTCAGAGTGGATCGGCGCAAGTCGCGGCCAGATTGACGAGAAGAAAGAAACCGAAGCGGCAATCCTTCGCATCAAGAATGGCCTGTCAACGTACGAGGCAGAAATTGCCCGCCTTGGTGGCGACTTCCGCGAAGTGTTCAAACAGCGCGCTCGCGAAGAGGGTGTGATTAAAAAACTCGGTCTCGACTTTAGCGGCAAGGTAGTCGAAGGCACCGAAACCCAGACGAGCAGCACAGGCGGCGGGTCTGAACCAACGGACAAAGAGGATCAACCAAATGAATGATCAGGTAAGAGCAAGCGTCATGATGGCGCTCAATCGCATGAACGGTAACGCCATCGCCGTACGTGACAACGACACCACCATGATGTCGAACCTGCAGCAAATGATGATGTGCGAAGATGACGACTATCAGGAACGCGCAGAGCAGCAGATGCGCGAGAACCTGTGCGCAGCATATGGCATCGGCCAGCCGGGCCAAGGTAAGCCGTTTGCGTTCTCCAACGGCCTAGCAATCATCCCGGTACACGGCACGCTTATCAACCGTTACGGCGGGTACTACTACGGCTACGTTACCGGTTACAACTTCATTCGCAGCCAACGTAATGCGGCCCTGACTGACCCGGATGTCGAGGGGATTATTTACGACATCAACTCGAACGGTGGCGAGGCCGCAGGCTGTTTTGAACTGGCGCAAGAAATGTTCGACACACGCGGCGTGAAACCTTCGCTGGCGGTAATCGATTCTAATTGCTATTCTGCTGCGTATGCCATCGGTAGTGCGGCAGACAAGATGACGGTCATCCCGTCGGGTGGTGCTGGCAGCATTGGTGTGATTTCCATGCACGTCGACATGTCGAAAATGCTGGAAGACATCGGCATCAAGGTCAGCATCATCAAGTCAGGCGCACACAAAGCCGATGGCAACCCCTACGAGGAACTGTCAGATGAAGTCCGGGCAAACTATCAGGCAAGCGTCGATAGTATGCGTACAGATTTCGTTAATCTGGTGGCCCAAAACAGGAATTTAGATCCGAAGGTAGTGCGCGACACCGAGGCAATGTGCTATAACGCTCAGGACGCGAAGGCAATCGGGCTAATCGACGCAGTTACGACCCCGATGCAGGCCGTAGCAGAATTTCTAAACGGGCCTTCCGACGGCTCAGAACAATCAGGAGCAAATGCCATGAGCTTTACTCAAGAAGAAATGGACGCCGCGCGCCAAGAAGCAGCAGCGCAAGCGACCACCGCAGAACGTACCCGCATCGCCGGGATCATGGGCTGCGAAGCCGCCGCGAACCGCCCTAATCTGGCGTCGCATTTGGCTTTCAAAACCTCCATGACCGTTGCCGAAGCTGGCGACATGTTGGTTGTATCCGCCGAAGAAAAATCGGCCGCCGCACCTGCCGCACCTGCTGCGCCAGCGAACCCTGCAGCAGCCAAAGGCGATAGTCCTTTCGATAACGTAATGGCTAACGCACAACATCCGAATGCAGGTGCCGACGCTGGTCAGGAAGGCACGCAGGAAGATAAAGAAACTGCCGGGCTGATGGCTGCTGCTAAGTCTGTAGCTGGCGAACAATGGGCTTAATGAGAGGACACTGACATGTCATTAGCACTTCTGATGGCGGCTACTAGCCTGCCGAACTACCTTGCCGGTAACGGCGACCTCGGGACTTGGGAACCGACCCAGATCTTCGCGGGTGAATCTGACATCGTGACCGAAGGTGGCGTCTGTGCCGCTGACATCACTATCTATCAGGTGATCGCGAAGAACGCAGCCGGTGCAATGGTTCCGCATGATCCGACCGCAACGACTGGCACCGGGGAAGATATCGTACCCGCTCCGCAGTCCGTGGCTATCGGTATCGCGGCACAGCCTGCGAAGAACGGCCAGAACGTCCCGTACTACATCGGCGGCGTGTTTAACGGTGCTGCGCTGACGTGGCATTCCTCGTTGGATACTTTGGTGAAGCGTCAAGCTGTATTTGACCGCACCAACATCCACATCGGCAACCTGTACTAAGGAGCAGCATAAAATGGCTGGACTGTATACTACCTATCAACTGCTGGCGGTACAGCGCAAGTTAAAAGCCTTGCCTGCGTTCTTCCTGCAGTGGTTCCCGCGCCAGATCGCCTTCGAAGAAGACATGATTGCCTTCGACAAAGTGATCCAAGACATCACCCGCGTTGCCCCGTTCGTTGCGCCTAACGTTCAAGGCCGAGTGATCAAGGAAGAAGGTTATTCGACCAAGACCTTCAAGCCAGCGTACGTGAAACCGAAACACGTTATCGACCCTAACATGTTCGTCCCGCGTCAACCGGGTGAAGCACTGGGTACCGGTAGCCTGTCTATCGCCCAACGACGTGACCGTGTAATCGCGTTCCTGCTGCAGAAGCATCGCGCCATGCACGAAAACACATGGGAATGGATGGCCGCGCAGGCCGCTCAGTACGGTTATGTCGACGTGCAGGGTCAGGACTATCCATTGGTGCGCGTAGACTTCGGTCGTGACGCAGCGCTGACCATGACTACCAACTGGGCTGCTGGTGGCGTTACCCTGATGGACATGATTGCTGACCTGCGTGACGGTCAACGTCTGGTGTCCGACAAGTCTCTCTCCGGTACCGTAGTCCGTGACTACATCTTCGGCGGCGACGCTTGGGATCAGTTTGTCAAAGTTGGCGGCGACGCCTTGTGGGGCAAAGACGGCCTGATGGACAGTAACATCCGTGGATCCGAGACCAACGTTACCCGTCTGTGGGACGACGTTGAAGGCGTGCAGTACATGGGTGAGCTGGTGGGCATCAACGGTGCCGGTCGTATGCGTATCTGGGTGAACACTCAGAAGTACCGCGACGACAAGAACCAAGAGCAATACCTGATGAAGCAGAAAGCTGTCATGGGTATCTCACAGGCTATCGAAGGCGTCCGCTGCTTCGGCGCGATCCTCGACAAGTCTGCTGGTTATCAGGCGCTTGAATACTTCCCTAAAATGTGGGAAGAAGAAGATCCAAGCGTGGAATACCTGATGTCCCAAGGTGCTCCGCTGATGGTTCCAGCAGATCCGAACGCGTCATTCCTGCTGACCGTGATGTCCTAAACCCCCAACAATAATCCATCGCTCCGCCCCCTCCGGGCGGTTCGGTTTTGAGGATAAGAACTATGCCAAAACGTAAAGTAGTCCAGACAGTAATCGTGTACCGCGACGGTCAGCGTATCCGCCCTGCAGTCGGTGAGATCTTCGACTTCAAGCAGGACGAACTGGACAACATCATGGGTATCAACCCGGAAGCCCTGACCCGCCCGATTATTGAAGTGGACGTGGAAAACCTGCAGGCGCAGAAAGAAGCTCAGGAAAAGGCAGACGCCGAAGCCAAAGCAGCAGCGCCAGCGGGTAAGCCCGGCAAGGCAGAAAAGAACGCCAAGCCAGTGCAGGACGAAGAGGTCTAAGTAATGGCTTCTAACTTCGCGGCAGTTAAAGCGAAGATGCGGGGGGACGTTCACGCGTCCCTTTCCGTTTCTGCCCGCTATGAGAGTTATGCGCAGGATGTCATTATCGACGGCCTATCCGTACGTTGGCACAACAAGATTGCGATCCTCGGTGACTTAGAGAATGGCGGCTATGCCAGTGTTGTAGAGGGCATCGAGCGCATCATTTTCCTACGAGCTGAACTAGTAGAATTGGGCGTGCCGCTGGACGAGGGCGACACGATTGTCATCACCGCCGAAGGCTTCGACAACGCCCGACTGACCCTAAAAACTCAGGAGCCGATTGTCGGCCCAACCGAAGTTGTTTGGCAGGTAGCGAGGGCATAACATGCCTGTAAATATCATTTCTATCGGCGGCACCGAGCTGGAAGAGTACATCAATCGCGTGCCGTCCATTGCCAACCAATCGATCCGCATGGCGATTAATAGCACGGCCTCCGGCAAGGGCATGACCCTTATCAAGAAGTCAATGCTGGACGAGGTGGCCTTTCCCTCCGGGTACCTCAACGGCGACCGCCTAAAGCTGACTAAGCGCGCCACGCAGACCAACCTCGAAGCAACCATCACCGGGCGTAAACGCGCCACCAGCCTCGCCCGTTTCGTTACCGGTGGGGCCGTCGTCGCTAACAGCAAGAAAAGCGGCGGCGTACAGGTTCGCGTGCAGAAGGGCAAGACCACCTACCTGAAAAATGCGTTCCTCGTCAAACTGAACAAAGGGGCCAGCTTTTCAGAAGACCACTACAACCTCGGGCTGGCCGTTCGTCTGTCTGCCGGGGAAGCACTGGCGAACAAACGGACACAGCATAAGTCTTGGCTGGTGCCGGGACGCGTGGCGCTGCTGTACGGCCCGTCCGTAGATCAGGTGTTCGCCGAGGTCGCGGACAAGGTGGCCCCGACGATTGGTGACTTGGTAGCGGCTGAATTCCACCGTAATTTCGCGAGGCTTTCGAAATGAGTCAACGCTTGACCATACTTAAAAAATTGACAGAACACCTTGAGGGCATTAACGTCGCCAATGGGTATCACCACGACCTGAAAGGAAAAGTGTACCGTGGCCGGGATCGCTTCGGTGCGGACTTCCTCTCCAAGATGCCGATCCTGTCTGTCCTTGAGGCTAAGGCCACGGACTACGGTAACTTCGCAGATGAAGAACAAATGGTGCGTCAGGACGATTGGGTCTTGCTCGTACAAGGTTGGGCCAAGGATGACCCGAGAAACCCCACTGACCCGGCTTACCTACTGCTGGCGGACGTGGAAAGACGATTGTCCATGATTGTCGATAACGAGAAAGGCGTCCCTGTTTTCCCGGGGGTCTATCGCCTCGGCGGTCTTATTGCTAAACTGACAGTCGCGCAGCCGGTTGTTCGGCCTCCCGAAGAAGGGCTATCGGACACGGCGTTTTTCTTCCTCCCGCTTCGGGTAGGCTTGAAAGTAGATTTGCGGAACCCTTAACGTCCTCAACAGGAGAGACACATACATGAACGACAACTACTCAAACAACTACGTCGTTGGCCGTGGGACGGTGTATTTCGACCGCTTCCAAGACGGTACCAACCGTAAGACCGGTGAAATGTACTTTGGGAACACCCCGGAGTTCACTATCAACACCGACTCTGAAACGCTGGATCACTACTCTTCCGATCACGGTATGCGCGTGATGGATGCGTCTGTCCTGCTGGAAGCGTCACAAGGTGGTACCTTCACCTGCGATAACATCAACTCCGATAACTTGGCGTTGTGGTTCTTGGGCGACGTGGCTACCACCACTCAGACCCAGCAGACCGATGCGAAAGAAGTGTTCAACCCGATTATGCGTGGTCGCTTCTATCAGCTCGGCACCAGCGATGACAACCCGACTGGCGTGCGCTCCGTTGATAACTTCCAGATGGTCAAGGCTGACGCTTCCGTGGCGATCTCTTTGGGTGCTGGGGACATCACCTCGATTGTCGGGGCTACCGTAGTTAACCCAGCCGGTAACTATGAAATCGATCTGGAAGCGGGCCGCATCTACATCGAGCCGGATTCGACTGACCTGTCCGGCAACGTGCAGATCGCCGTGCAGTACGACGTCGGTGCGCAGAAACGTACGCTGGTGATCGGCAACTCCAACATGGTCTACGGCGCACTGCGCATGATCTCGGACAACCCGGTCGGCACCAACAAGAACTACTACTTCCCTAAAGTCTCCGTGGCACCAGATGGTGACTACGCGCTGAAAGGCGACGACTGGCAGGTGATGTCGTTCACGTTCAAGGCGATGCAGCTCAACAACATCACCAAGCGCGTGTACATCGACATTCTGGACGCGGCCAAGACGGTTGACCCGACCACGCAGCGCTCTATCACTATCAGCCCGGCGTCATCCACCGGTACGGTAGCGGCGGGGGTGCAGGTGACGGCCACCGTACGTGACGGCAATGGCGACGTGGTGCAAGGCGATGCAGTTAACTTCACCGCATCTTCCGGCGGTACCGTTACCCCAACGAGCGCCACCACCGGGTCAACCGGCACCGCGCAAACGCTGGTGAAACGTACCACTGCCGGTACCGTGACTGTCACGGCCACGCTGGCAGGCGGCAAGTCCGCGACCACCGGGACTATCACCATTTCTGAATAAGGGATGGTCAAGCAGTACAGGAAAGCGCCTCCGGGCGCTTTTCTTTTATCCCCCGCTGAAAGCTGTGCTACATTAACGACGGATTAGCGCAAAGGAGATCCGTCAAATGTCATTAGCAAACTTCGAACCAGACTACGAACAAGTAATTATCAAAGGCACACGCGGCAGGGATGACAGCTCATTCCAAGTACGCGGCCTGTCCTTCCACGACATTTCTAAAATCGTCCGGGTTCACTACAGTGATCTGGATGGCCTGTTTGATCTGTACGAGACTTCTGCCGGGCAAGACCTGTCAGCCTTGGCTGCCGGGCGCTTCGCCGTTCGCTTGGTCAGTGATGCCCCGGGCATTGTCTCGCACATCATCGCGTTGGCCGCCGACGAAGAAGAACAGCTCGAAAAGGTAGCCATGCTGCCGGTGCTCACTCAGTATGACGCGCTGCAGAAGATTGCCCGGCTGACCTTCTCGGACGTTGAAGAAGTAAAAAAGATCTTCGCTCAGGTGATGGAGCAGGTGGGGCGGCTCAAGAAAGAAGGCCCGAACAGCCTGACGTTCGGTCAAAACGCGAAATAGTTCTAGACTTCCATAACAACCTACGCGCCACGGTGTCCCTCCTGATGACGGAGGGCCACCCCGCTGCCCGGCATTACCCGCTAGGTTATTTGTGGACAGAAACCAAGATTGCCCGTCGCCGTATCAATGCGGAACACGTCACACAATCACTACTGATGCAAACGTGTATCGCTGGGATCTTGAATCCGAAGAAGGGCGGGCCTGAATATAAGAAAATGATTAAGAGGTTATCCGATGGCTAACAGCAAAGACGTCGAGCTAAGAATCCGGGCTAGGGACTATAGCCAGAAGCCGCTCAAATCCGTAACCACGGCCATCAACCATATGGCCCGGGCACAGGAAGAACAGCGCAAGGCAGCCGAGCGCGGAGAAGTCTCGACTCGGGATCTGGAAGCCTCCTATAAGAAACTCGAACAGGCCGGACAACAACTGCTGAAACTCAACTCGCTGATCGAGGTGTTCAAGCGCCAGAATCAGCAGATGACGGAGGCAGCGGCCAAGACCGAAGCCCTGCGCGCCAAACAGGCGCAACTGCAGCAAGCCTACGACAACACGGCCAAGGTAACGCAGCGGCAGGAAAACGCACTGGCCCGGGTAAACCGTCAGGTCGAGGCCGCCGCGAAAGCCGAGGCCAACCAAGCGGCCCGCGTGGCCCGGACTACCGCCGAGCTGCAACGCTACGGGATCGAGACCTCAAAACTTGGTCAGGCTCAGTCGAGCATCATCAACAGCGTATCTCAGGTCAACAAGGTACTGGAACGTCAGGACGCCATTATCTCGACGTCTGCCGCCGCTGCAGCCCAAGCCAAGATTATCCGTGGTCTCCGCCAGCAGGCAGATCAGGCCGTCGCGTCTGCCCGGGGCTACCAGACTTTAGGCCGAGTGGTGCAACAGGCTACCGGTCAGCTCGGCCCGCTTGGCCGCCAAATCCAGTCAATCGTCAACCCGGCAGAAGCCGCTCGCTCAACCCTGCGCGGGCTGCAAAACCAGATTAATACGGTGACGACTGACCTTGCCCGGAATGGCAAGCAGGTCGAGAACGCGGCTCAGAAGATCCGCATGTTGAACGATGCCAACAAGTCAATCGCGGCTATTGCACAACAGATTGACATGTACCGCCAACAGGTGTCAGTATTGCGCAGTGCCCGCACTGAATACCAAGCGGCCCGCCAGAATGTGATGAATCTCGCGCAGCAGATGCGAACAGCGACGACCGACACTGGTGCCCTTGGTATTCAGATGCAGGCCGCTCAACAGCGCCTCGCAGCAGCCTCCGCCGCCCTAAGAACCACCGGTAGTTCCGCCCGTTCAACCCAAGCCGCACTTCGCAACGCCGGGGTAGACACGCGTAACCTTTCCGACGCCGAAGACCGTCTGGTTCGGTCAAGCCGTGCATCCACCACCGCTATCAACGACCTGACCGGGGCGCTGCGAAACAACGCAGGCGCAGCACGCGATGGGGCGAAAGCGTTCTCCTTCTTCGAAGACAATGGCCGTACTACCCTGTCAGCCGTTCAGCGATTGAAAGGTGAAGTGTTGGCGCTGGCAACCAGTTACGTCGGCTTCCAAGGCGCGATTAAACTGGCGACGGGATCCATCGAAGCGTACAAGATGCGCCAACAGGCGATGATTAAGATCTCGAACGTGGTGGGCAACAGCCAAGCGGCGGTGAACAAAGAGTGGGAGTACATGATTGGGCTTTCCAATAAGCTCGGTATCGACCTCGCCACCTTGTCACAGTCGTACACCAAATTCGCGATTTCCGCTAAATCGGTGGGCCTGTCCCTACAGGACACGAAGTATATCTTCGAGTCGGTAGCGAAGGCCGGTCGTGTATTCCACCTATCCCAAGATGACATGCAAGGCGTGTTCCGCGCGCTTGAGCAGATGTTGTCGAAAGGTCAGGTCTACGCCGAAGAACTGCGCGGCCAGTTGGGTGAACGACTCCCGGCGGCGTTTGCGCTGTTCGCTAAAGGCATGGACATGACAACCTTGCAGTTGACGAAGGCGCTGGAAAACGGGGAGATCTCCGGCGAGGCGGTTATCAACTTCGCCCGCGAACAGGCCGCTGCAGTTGACGCGCAGATCGCTACCGCATCGAAAGGTGTGGATGCGATGGAAGCCCGCGCAGCCAACGCCATGACGATGTTCCGCTTGGCCCTAGCCGACTCCGGGTTTATCGACGCGTACGTGCGTATGCTGCAAAAGATCACCGACTTCCTAAGCAGCCCGGACGGCAGAGAAGCCGCCGTTAAACTTGGCAACGCCTTCTCGAAAGTCGCGGATGCCGTGGTGTGGGTGACGGAGAACATTGACGGCCTTATCACGGTGCTCGGGATCTTCGCCGGGCTGAAAGCCGTGACCTTCGTGGTCGGGCTGGCGCAGAACATCGCGAAACTAATCCCGCTGGTCAACGGTCTGGCCCGCGTAGGTCAAGGCATCATCACCGTACTGGAAGGTTGGGCCGCTCGACTGGTAGCCGCTGGTGGCGCTGCCGGGGCGTTAGGTGTAGTCCTGAAAGGGCTTACCCGGGCCATCCCGTTTGTCGGTTGGGCGCTGCTGGCGTACGACATCGGTGCCATCTTCTACGAGCAATCCCAGACGTTCCGCGAAGGTGTGAACGCGGTGGTGCGCGACTTCAAGAACCTTGGCAACCAGTTGGCCGCCATCGCCAAATCTATCCCGACAATCTTCTACGACTTGGCTATCAGTATCCTGCGCCCGATCACCACGCTGTTCGCGGGTGCCACGAAGACCATCATGGGGTGGATTGCCGACCTGCTGAAAATGATCCCGGGCGTCGGCCAAGGGCTGTCAGAGTGGGCGCTGTCTATCTCGGATGACCTGACCAAAGAACACCGCAACCTGCTGGAATCTACCGGGCAGATCTGGGATGACGTCAACAAGCAGTGGGTGAAGCTGAACGACGATATGGTCGCGAAGAACGCCGACTCCACGAAGATCATCCGTGAGCGTGTGGCGCAGCTAATGGCCGACGTCAAGGCCGCATCCGGGGCAAACGCGTTTGAGTTCACCGCTGACCCGAATACCGGCGTAACCAAACGTGCGCGTGAAATTGCCGGGCTTACTAAAGAGCTGGCGAAGATGGAAGACGCTGCCAAGAAAGCAGACGTCGCAGCACGCAAGGCCGAGGAACGCAAGAACCTGCCGGGCCGACTCAAGTTGGTAGACGAGGAATTCGCGCCTCAGTACGCCCGCGCTAAGGGGATCGGCGGTGAGGAAGGGGCAGCTATCACTAAACGCCTAGATGCCGTTGTAGCGGCGCGCAAGAAGGCAGAGACCACCCTGTTTAACGCGCAGCAACGTACGACCAAAGGTACGAAGACCCAAGAGAACGCACTGCAGGCGTTAATCAACAAGTACAACGAGCTGAACGCCGCCGTCGGCATCAAAGAGGCCAAGCAAGACCCGAACGCCACGTTCGACGACCGTCTGGCCGCTAAACTGGCAGCGGTGAATGGTCAGTACGATCAGCTGATCGCGAAGGCCAATAAAATCGGTGGGGCTGGCGGTAAGCAAGTCGCGGCTGACCTCGAAGTGCTGCGCCAGCGCAACATCGAATACTCCACCACGCAGGCCAAACTGGAAGAACTGAAACGCATTGAAGACCAGCTCAACGCACAACAGGAAACCAAGAAGAACCTGCTGGACGAAATCAACGCCAAGCGTCAGGCCGGGATTATCTCGGAAGACGAGGCGGTCGCTCAGACCGTGGCGCTGTATCAGAACATGAACGCGGGCATCGCATCGTCTGCCGATCAGCTCGACGCCTTCGCTCAGAAAATCAAAGAAACGATGTCGCCGGAAGAGTTCTCGCGCATCATGGCCCAAATCGCCACCGTCAAGGCCGGGCTTACTGACCTGACCGGTACGTTCACTACGATGGACACAACCGTCGTTCAAGGCGTACTGGATGGCATGAGCACGGCGCTTAGTTCAGTGGTCAGCGAAATGGCGCAGGTCGTGGCCGGGTCGCAGAGCATTGGTGACGCGTTCTCGAACCTCGGCGTGACCATCGCCCGGTTCTTCGCGGACTTCCTGCAGAAGATTGCGATGGCGATCCTGCAACAGATGGCGCTGAACGCGTTGGCCTCAATGGGCGGCGGTATCGGTGGGGCAGCAGTAGCGCTCGGCGGGGTGGCGGCCAAACACAACGGTGGTGTAGTCGGCAGCAAGACTACCGGCGGTATGCAGACGAAAGGCGGCGTATCCCCGGCACTGTTCAACGGCGCGCCACGGTTCCACTCAGGCGGTCTCCCGGGCCTGAAATCTGACGAGGTTCCGGCTATCCTTCAAAAAGGCGAGCAGGTATTATCGAAAAATGATCCAAACAACGTCCTGAACCAAACGGGCGGCGGCCAGTCCTCACAGACTCCGCAAGGCTTGAGGTTCGTGCTGGTGGATGACCGCTCCAAGGTACCGGAAGCGATGAATACCCCGGAAGGCGAGGTGGCGATCATGCAGATTTTGAAACGTAACGTCCCGACCTTAAAAAACTTGGTGAGCAAATAACATGGCATTGACAGGACTAAGGCCAGCCCGCGAAATCCTAATCCCGGATCACTTCAACGCCCTGCATGGGGCGTATGATTTATTCGTGCAGGATGCCTACGCGCAAGCAGCCGGGAACCAGACCTACTACATGGCGAAGTGGTTTAAGCTGAAAGCGGGCACCTACGTGGTGAACGCCTACGTGGATGACTACGGCTCTTTGAGCGTGGAGCACAATATCGTGTTCGACGCGGCCATCGGCTCCAACCCGAACCACGGCACCTTCACCGTAACCGAGAACGGGGTCTACCGGTTCGACGCGATCTACCAAAACGTGCCGCCGGAGACTCCGGCCAGTTTCGCCTTTGAGCTGCTTCTCGACGGTGCGGTGTACGAGGTATCCCGGGCCAGCGATTACATTGCTGACATCGTGCCGATCCCTGACTCCGCGCTCGGGCCACGCCCGCCCTACTCGGATGACGTGCGCCTGACCTACCCGGTGTTCCTGCCGCTGCCCAACTGGAAAGACGGCGTTACCGAGCGGATCGAATGGCTTACCGATGTGATGATGTCCGAGTCTGGCGCGGAACAACGCCGCCCGGTGCGCCTGCATCCCCGTCGTTCGTTCGAGGCGACCTTCCTGCGCTGGGAGGAAAACCGTACGGTGCTCGACTCGACTATCGCGGGTGTCGGCCAAGCGCCGCTGCTGCTGCCGTTGTGGCACGACATGACGGCGACCGAGAATGCGGCCCCGGCGGGTTCCATTGACATCTTCGGCCAATTCCGGGTGAAGGATTTCAACGTTGGCGACGTGGTGATGTTCCGCCGGGATCTCAAGTGGGACTACGAAACGAACATCATCGCCGGGCTGGATATCGACGGCGGCCACATGACCCTGCAATTCGGGCTGCAGCAGGACATGCCCAAGGGCACGCGCCTGTACCCGGTTCGAGTTGCACAGATCCGCGAGGCCATGAACGGCGAGCAGATGACCGATTCAGTCAGCCGTACGCAGGTGCGCTTTTACTGTACCGAGCCGTACGACCTCCCGGCCTCATGGTCAGACTTGCCTTCGTACGCGCGCACCGGGCTGCATATCTTCGCGCTGCCGGAGGACTGGGGTTCGGCCAACGACATCACGTCTGACCGCTACACGTTCAACTATGACAACGACACCGGCCCGGTGGTCATCGTCGACCCGGGCGATCAGAACATCGGCAGCGTGAAGAAGTCTTACACGATTTATGGCCGGACAGCCGACCGCCAATTCCGCCAGATCCTCTTTGCGCTGCAAGGTCGCACCAAGACGTTCCACCTGCCGCTCGACACCAACGACTTTATCCTGACCCGCGATATCAACCCGGCGGACGGTGCCTTGGTAGTGCGGCGTTCCGGGTACACACAATTCGTAGGTGGCAAGCAGGAGACAAAACGCGATATTCTTGTCGAGCTGTATGACGGCACAAAGATCCCGACTACCATTATTTCTAGCCGAACAGTGCAGGATGAAGAGTGGTTATTCCTGTCTCAGTCCATCCCGGCGACACCGAGAAGCGAAGTCCGGCGCATTGGATATATGCCAGTTTCGCGATTAGATGTTGACGGCATCGAAATAAAACGTTTGACTGATGCGGCGGGCGTAAGTCAAGTTTCCCTAACCTTCAAGTCATTTGATGATAGGAGAGCTGCAACGCCCGTACCATTACCATAAGAGGGCGACATGACTTACAACATTATCGAGACATCGAACGACAACGGCAGGCCGGTCTATCTGTATGAGTTCCGCCTGCTAGATAAATACTGGCGTTATACGTCCGCAGACGCTAAAGTATCCATGCTGGGGAGCATTTGGGAACCAATGGGGATGACCGACGACGGGATCAAGCAGACTGGCGAGGCCAAGACGGATGCGCTAAATCTGACTATGCCGAACACCTGCCCCGTCGTCGGTCTCTTCATTGGGACTCCCCCCGGTTCCCCCGTATCACTTATCATGCGCCGCTTCCACCTCGGCGATAACGATGCAGTCGTCTGCTACGTCGGCGAAGTAACCAGCATCAACGAAGGCAGTCCCTCCGTATCAACCGTCACATGCGCCACACTGTCCGCCACGATGGATAGGAATGGTCTGCGCCTTGCGTGGAGCCGAGGTTGCCCGCACGCCCTGTACGACTCCCAATGCCGCGTTAACAAAGAGTCATTCCGACTGGACGCCACCATCAAAACCGTTGGTGCGGGTACCGTTGTGTCTGACGCATACAAGACTCGGCCAGACGGGTATTTCGCGGGCGGCTTCATTGAGTGGATCGACCCGGCGTACGGCACCGAACGTCGCGGCATCGAAACCCACGTTGGCGACACCATTACGATCTTCGGCACCGTCGACGGTCTGGCCGGGGGCTACATCCTGAAAACGTACCCGGGCTGTCCACGCACTACAGTCGCGTGTGATACCATCTTTAACAACCTCGACAATTACGGCGGCTGTCCTACAATGCCTGACCGTTCTCCGTTCGACGGCAATCCAATCTTCTAAGGAGCGAACTATGTGGTGGGCATTAGCAATGCTGGTAGCCTCCGTGCTGATCAACGCGGCACTGGCACCGAAACCAGCCGAGGCAAAACCAGCAACGATTGAAGACTTCGACATCCCCCAAGTGAAGGAAGGCACCCCGCAGACGGTTGTCTTCGGCGAGGTGTGGACATCGGATTGGCAGGTGTTGGGTTTTGGCAACTTCCGCACCAGTGCAGTTAAAGCGAAACAGGCGAAGAAATAATGAGTAGAGCAAACGAGCCGAAGGACAAGCCGCGCATCTTCATGCGGCACGCCCGGGCGTTGGGGTACTGCGCCTCGGGATCCGAACGGTTGGCCGAGCGATTCGGCCTGACCTTCGAACAGTTTTTACGGGAAGGCTATCCGGTTGAGGATGCCTTGAAGTCATCAAATCCGTTATTGCACAAGGCCGCAACGCTGGCACAAACGGAATGGGACGAGGCGCATGGGCATGGGAAGTAAAGCCAAGAAAATCACGGTAGGTTATAAATACTACATGGGCCTGTTCATGGGCCTTTTCCGTGGCCCGGTAAACGAAATCACCGAGATCCGCGTGGGCGACCGTACCGCGTGGACTGGCTCGTTAACCCAGAACAGCACGATCAGCATTAACCAGTCGGAACTGTTCGGCGGCACCAAGGCAGAAGGCGGCATCGACGGGCGCTTCGAGCTGTACATGGGCGGCCAGACGCAGACTATCAGCCAAGCACTGCGCTCCATGTTGGGCGGGCGTCAACCTCAATACCGTGGCGTGGTGACAGCGTTCTTCGACGGCATGATCTGCGCCATGAACCCATACCCGAAAGCGTGGAAGTTCAAGACGCGCCGGTCTACTGCCGGGTGGTATGGCGGTGTCTGGTACGAGCCGAAGTGCCTTATCAAGATGTTGGGGTATGACGGTGCGGGCAATCAGTCCGAGATCCACGCGATGAACCCGGCGCACATCCTGTACGAGTGCCAGTCAAACTTCGAGTGGGGTCGTGGCCTGAACCGGGACTTGGTGGATGACGTGTCCTTCCGTAAGGCGGCTGACCAGTTGTACGAGGAAGGCTTCGGTCTGTGCATCGCGTGGAAGCGTCAGGACACGCTCGAAGCGTTCCAGCAGATCATCCTTGACCATATCGGCGGGGCGATGTACGTGTCCAAGCAGACCGGCAAGCTGACGCTGAAACTGATCCGCAAGGACTACAACTTCGATAGCCTACCGATCTTCGATAGCGACTCGGGGCTGCTGTCCATTGACGAGGCCACCAACGCCAGCCCGGCCAACTTCGTGAACGAGGTTATCGTCACGTACCACAACCCAATCATGGACGAGGATCAGCAAGTACGCTGCCACAACCTCGCGCAGATTCAGAACCAGCAATGTCTGAACAGCAACACGGTTGAGTACATGGGCATCCCTACCGGTAAACTGGCGATGCAGGTAGCGCAGCGTGACCTCCGGGTCTCGTCTACCAACGTCCGCCGCTTCACCGTAGTGTGCGACCGCCGGGCATGGAACATCAACCCGGGCGACGTGTTCAAGATCCGCGACCCTAAGCAACGCGGCCTGACCGAAGTTGTCGTGCGTGTGGGCACCGTGGAAGATGGCACCCTGACCGACGGCAAGATTAAGATTGTCGCGCTGCAAGATCAGTTTGCGTTCCAGCTCAACACGTTCAACCAAGTTGAGCCGCCTACCGGTTATGTGCCTGACCTTCAACCGGCGCTCGCACGTCGCATCGTCTACGAAATGCCGTGGGTCGATATGGTGCAGCAAATCCCGCAAGGCGAGCTGAATTCCGTATCCGATGACCAGTCCTTCATCAACAGCCAAGCCGAGAAGCCGACCGCTATGTCCGCCGCATATGACATGGGCATCATGGCCGAGGGCGAGGCGACGTACGATGTCCGGGGCAACGGGGACTTCGGCGCGCTGGGGGATCTGGCCGCTGACGTGAGTTACCTCGACAATACGTTTATCCTAAGCGGGATGACCGCCGAGTGGGCGGACGTGCAGGTCGGTATGGCCGCCCGTATCGCGAAGCCGGTATTGGCCGGGCAGACTACTCAGATGGAAATCTCGGAAGAGTTCGTCCGCATTGACAACATTCAGGGGAACATCATCACCGTTTCTCGCGGTGTCATGGATACGATCCCTTGGCGTCACCAGAAAGGCGAAGTGTTGTGGGTTACGACGTTTGACGGCGGTACCGACTGGCAGCGCTACGCAGGTAACGAAGGTATCGACATCAAGATCCTGCCGTGGACGTTGGGCGGTGGCCGCTATCCGATTGACGACGCACCGGTCGACCACCTCGACATGGACTTCCGTCACGCACGACCATACCCGCCGGGCGCGGTGCAGCACTACTTGGCCTCGTCCCCGACGCTACTCCACTGGTATACGCCGTCATCCCTGTCTTACACGGCCAATTCCGGCGAAACGCCTGACACCTACTACCTGATTTGGGCGCACCGCGACCGTCTGATGCAAGCGGATAAACTTGTGGGCCACATGGAAGGGGATATCGGGCCAGAAAGCGGCACGACGTACACCGTTCGCATCTATGACCAACAAGGTGCGCTAGTTCGCACAGAAACGGGCATCACCGGGACTACGTGGCAATGGCCGTACGCAACTGCCGCTAACGACGTGAACGTCGAGGCGAGCACGGTAGACCCTGTATTGGCGACGTTACGTTTGACCTCCGTTCGCAACGGTCGTGAATGCTGGGAATACTACGAGACTAAGGTCAGCGTTTATAAGAAGCCGCCGCAATTCGTTTATGACGCGAGCCTGATGCACGCCGCCGTTCAGCCGTTCAATGCTGACAGCACAACCGAACCACCGTACGAACCTCAAGGTGGCCCGGCGGTAGCGAGCATGATGCACCAAGCGGTACAACCGGCGACGTTCTTCGAAGCCGATAGCATGAACGGCCCGAACATCGCGCTGCTGCCACACCAAGTGACGCAGGAATCGGTAATGGTGACGCCGCTCGATACGCTGCTGTACGAAACCCCGTACATCCAGTTGTCGCGCACCGGCAAGAACCTGAACGAGTCCAAGGTGTCCGCCTACGTGGCCCGCTCGTCAGATCGTACCGT